CTTTCGAGGAGAAAAACGAAATATTCAAAGCACTAGCACTCTGATCAAACTCTGCCATCCGCTGAATGTCCCCTGGGACAGCCAACATCACAGGTGAGTAAAAAGGCAGCTGAAATTCAGCAAATCCCTTTTGCTCAGCAAGCTCGTACGCTATATTTGCATTAAATGGTTGATAGACTTGAATCTCTTTATACTGTTTCCCTCCTACATATGGATAAACCATATCATACTTATTTACACATCTCCCACTTATTAGGCGTTTCACACTAGGAGCAAAGACCTTAAATCTTATACCTCCTCGATAGAAAGCAAACATGGCTCCAATCTGAGAAAGATTAGAATGACCCCATTCGAACAAGTACCGTGTCGCAACAGCGGGTTGTCCTCCTGCGGACCATGTAAATGCGCTAAATCCAAGCCTAGGAGCTCGAACATACGGCGCCGCACTAATTGTGAGCGAATTTCGATAAGTTTTGATATTGGTTTCTTTCCGCACAAATGCAAACTTGCGAGTCAGAGAACGATAATTCTCAAATATCTCGCCAGCACAGTATTTCTGCGTATCAGTTCTATGTGTATCAAGAGGTGATGTTGTTATCGACTGTGGACTAAACCCTTCAATAGCAGTTGTTCTTGTTTCTGCTGTACCGGGTAAAGCAATAGGTCCAGATTGCTCAACAGCAGGATGTTCATTTTCAATCACATCCTCCAATGACTCAATCAAAGGGCCACTCTGCTCCTCGGCCGATTCATCCGAACTTCCTTCCGCATCATAAGGATCTAAAGATCTTCTAACACGGTTGGATACCTGAGTTGCCCTAGGACTGGTTTCCTCCTTCTTAGGATAATACCAGTGTTCCTTAGGCATCTGATTTGGTATATCATTCAGTGAACCTTGGCCAATTACTCCTTTTGCAGGTGTAAATTGCAAATAAGTCGATGAAACAGGGCCTTGAAGACGGTAATCGTCTCCGGCCCTCACCTCTACAACACAATGAACTTCACCTGTAACAACTGCAGATGAAAGTATGAGCGGTGTTATTGCTCTCACTTGTAATCTGCCTGTTGCACAGGATCCATATGCATTCCAGTTTCCTGCTTCTAAAGGATTTGCTGGGATCAATCGCTTCCATGGTTGAGGAGACACAAAAGGTACCGCTAACGATACCTCAGTAGTATCCCTCAAATCCACTACAGCTCGATATGCATAATTTATTCTGTCAGTCGCAACGCCATTCGTGAAGGGATGAAATGAAATTTCTACCCTTCCAGAATGGAAATTGGTCTTGACAAATCTAAATGTATACACTAATGATCCCGTCCAATAAATGAAGAAACTTGAGACATAATTTAAAACTGTGGGCTGTAATTCATCTATTCCAACCTTGCAGCTACCAGCTATCGGAGCACTCAACTTTGCACTACCAGGTATATAATACGTAGGAGATACATAAGAGCTCCACAAAACTTCGTCATAAGTACTTTTACTTGTGTAAAGGAACTGTCCGATGAATTGTGGAATTCTTGTTAAATAGTTAAGATCTTGCTCATCAAAGCTAGTGCCGCCGAGACCGGGGTAAACATCCACGTTATTAAGCCTGTCCAGACCCAATACGTGCGAATGATCCACTCCATTGCTGTTTCCAAATCCCTCGCATGGACGCGAAAGGACTGTATATCCTGAATAACTAGGTTGAGGTTTAGAAAAACCAAACAAGCTACCAAGACCCTCAACAATAGAACTCCCAGTTTTAGCAATAGATGAAACAGCGCCTGTAATCGGCGAAAGAAATGGTAACGCACCACCGACAGTGTCCGCCACGGAACCTATTCCGCGACCAACACTGGCGATAGTGCTCGAAACTTTTCCAGTCTCTTCCATATCTCGATTCGCTTTTACAGCACCAGGTGTCGGATCTCTTTTGACACCTCCTGCTTGCTCGTGGGCTACTACCTCTCCTTGCGAATTATAAATTGCAGAAGTGGCAGTTCCCAGAACAATATCCTCAAAATGTATCCATACCTGTACAGGCACTCCAACATTTAACGGATCTTGCAGGGCACTGTAAACCATACAGACACATCTAGCCCATTGATACTTATTACTAATCAGATCAAAGCTATTGAATGGGGACACAAAAGGTATCCTCAAAGTAGCCTCGGTCTGCTTACTTATATCTACTTGTACATGATTTATGCTCTGGAGCAGACTAGGATGACTTGACAACCAATCTGCACGCTCTCCTATCAAAAATGGCATAGGTATAGCCGCCAGGATTAATCTACCTTGTTGAAAAGGTTGACTATTAAACTGCAATCTTACAACTGCAGTTGCCCTGAATGACGTTAACCCGTCCAATTTGTTAAGGGTCATTCGCGTCAAACCTAGTGCTGGCACATCATATCTAAAAGTCTTTCCAGAAGTTTGGAGCAACTTTCCAATACGCTGTGTTTTACGCCAAAGGTAACTATCAATTCTCTGTGGTCTTTGCAGATAAGAAATTATAGAATGATCTATACTATCTTCATGTTGATCATTACCTTGGTTTGGCAAGACTTTCTCAGCCGGAAAATGTTCCGGAATTACTGCTGCGTCATTAGAAAACGTAACAATTCCTTGAACTTCCTCCACCGAATTAGTCTGCTCTGGAGCATTCTCATGTGAATTACTCGCTATATAATTAGAATTTATATTAGTTTGTTGATTATTTATTTGTGTTGCAAGTGAATTACTTGACTATCTGGCCACTCAACCATTGATAGCTGCATCTAACGTGCTCTGGATTTTGTCGGGGCTGCCAACAAGGCATCCTGAGCAGTAACCCTAAATAGGGCACCTTCATCTTGTTCTAGCATTACTTTGTTATTTAACGTTAGAAAATTTTCCTAACAAAGCAAGATCACAGAACAAGGTCCTGGTCGAGACAGACTGCACGAGTCTCTCTTTGGTTCTTATATTGAGAATAATGTCCAAGTTTGATACACTCAGCATGAAGTTTCCCACTCCACTCATCCCAAACCCCAGCCTCATGACAACTCAATTCTTTGAGCGCAAATTCAAGATTTGCAATAGTCTGAGCCTTTGGGTCGGGACACTGATGTATCCATTGGGGCATCTCAAGAATAGTTCCAAGAGATAATGGCGCAATCCATCTATTTAATAATTTATCGAAAAGAAAACCTCTCTTCAAATAACCTATCTCCTCTATACACCTACTTTTCATTGTTGCTACAGTTTCTTTTTCTTCCATTGTGTATGAAAGTCCGATTTTCGCAAACAAAGCAGGCAAGGTCATTTGATTAAAAGTTTCCAATTCACGGCCGGGTATTGAAACTATATGATCGTCACCATAAGCCACTATCCCACATTTCTGCCAAAAAGATCTGGCAGTCATGTAAGAAATATCTGAAGCATTTATTTGCCAAATACATCCAAATGAAATATTCACAAAGATGGAATTGATAATAGCCGTCAGATAATGACCACTTGGTAACGAGTGTGTCCATTGATAAACCTCTTTTCCAGTTATATGCATTGAGTTAATAAGGGAAACTAACAATACTCTCATCACTCTCACGTCCGTCTCTGTAGCACCAAGAAAGCGCCTAGAGATAGTTATGAGAACTTCACCAGCTGCTTCAAGAAGAAGCTGGTGCTGAGAAGCATCGAATCCTTCAAAATCACCTGCTACCATGTTTTCAGATTTAGCTTGTAATTTTCGTACAATTCTATCCCAATCCTCTGAATAAGGATTGGTACCTACTGAAACATGGCAATCATTCCTAGCACGTTGTAATAACGCCACCGGACCATTAAAATACATCTTAGATGCAATCAAATAGTCTAGTGGACCTGCTGAGAATAATCGGGTCTTATGGGCTTTATGAATTGGTTTCCTTTCATCCTTCAATGTGTCCATGAAGTAGTGATCTAACGCTACTCCTTTCTTCGCATTAAGAATGATTTCTTCAACTCTCGCACGAATAAACTTTACTTGAGGTCTATTCAAATCACACACATCATCAGTTCCAAAAATTTCTTTTCTCGTTTTATATCCAGGTTTCTGAACAAAAGGAAATCCAGGTGAAGTTGTACGTTTAATACAATTCACATAAGGATCTCCATCTATTCCAAGTACTGCTTCATCAAAAGTATATACTTTCTTCACACTACTTGGAACTATGTCCATAACCTTAGATATCGTTTCCGAAATTTCATCCTCAAAAGCTAATCTTGAATTTTCAATCATAGAACGTTCCAGTGGTACTGGTACGTTTCCAAGACGTCCAATTCTATAGCTTCGAGGGTCAAATCGTTCACCATCAACTTCAGCCTCATGTAAAAGACAAGGCTTAGTTTCTGGCTCTTTGTAAGACGCATGGGCCAAACTAGGTACAATTTTACTCTTCCTAGGTTGGGCCAGAGGTTGACTTATACTACCTAATCTAATAAACTCGCCTTGCTCGGGAACTTGACATTGTTCAACTGGATATGGTCCCAAAGGTTGTCTGATCTTTTGTTCAAACACCTGAGGGAACATCTCAAGTATCATTTCAATGTCTTCATAATATATTGGAGTACTATAGCCTTTTCCAGTGCCGGTAATACCAGCAACGTGTATGCCACATATCTTGCCATGTTTTACTTGCGTATTTCTGACAATCAATGGAGCACCACACTCTGAAGCTACAGTATCCATATTATATTCCCAAGCATCTCTTATATACCTAACTATAGTAGAATCTTGATTTGCTACAGATAATCTCTCCCGTCGCTGAACTTGGCTATGGCCTTCACCATAGCGGATCATTATAACGGGAGTGTCAGAATCGCGAATATTATTTGTCACTATCACAGGAAGCATCACACTACTTTGCTCAATATAAAGGCTTTCACCTCTACGTACGAACAAGTCATGGATGTTTCGGGAAACAACAGCTGTTGGAATTTCAACAGCTACTAAATCCCTAGAAAATACAGGTGCATTTCCTTCCTCAGGTGACTCATAACTTCGCGCATTCTCAAGAATATCATGTACTTTACACTCAAATGCTCGTTTAAGAATAGGAGACACGCAATACACATGGGCATGTGCATTTTGCGCGAATAAAAGATTCAAATGATTCATATAATGTTTTGGCATGACCGCAATCTTTCCTTTTATAAAAAGAATGTGGCCAATACATACGTTAGTTTCACTAACATACATTTTATAAACATTATATCTCATCACAGATGTTAAAATCTCTGACGCATTCAAATCTTTAACTCCTTGTTGTTTAACGATTTCTTGCTCAACTGTCAACGTTGCTTCAGCTCTAGCCAATTGTGGCTTAGTCAAAGTATACGCTTCTTGTCGAGCAATCTTCGCATTAGCTGGAGAATAACCTTCAGCCTTTGCTACTTTTGCATTTGGAGGTGTATAAGATTCTGCTGTTGCTACTTCTTTATAAGTAACACAATTCTTAAAACTATTAAATACTTTTAAAAACGCTAATCCTACAGAAATAAGGGTAATCGCCATTGTTGCTTTCCAAAGATATGGGTGTTCCTCGCGGAAACGAGCCCACCAAGTATTCATCTCACCGTAATAATCTTTCATATGTTCAACTCCTCGTTTAAGAGAAGCCCAAACATCTTCAGGACAAAAGTAAGATGTCACTTTCTCCCACGCATAACGCATAGGAGACATACCTTCAGGTCGTTTTTCCAATTCAGTCACATTATATACAGAAGTTGTTGCATTATAAACAGCATTTTTCGCATATTCCAATCCTGGAACATACATCTGTTCAACTGCAACCTCTTCTCGTTCTTCTGGTTTAAAAAGATCTTGTATATAATCATGAATTGAATCAACATAACTACAACGGCTCTCATACTTTCTTATTGCTAGTCCTATTAATTCTTTATAATCTATCTTACCTATCGCTTCTCCGGTCGGCATATCATACAATTCAAAATCATATATATCAGGTCTAAACTTATTTCCAATAGGTCCCTCAAAATTCTCCTTGCGTCCCACACGTACACAGATGTCAAATCTGCGGTGTAGAGCACTCGGAAAATTAAGAGAAACACTATCGGGTTTTTCTAAATTACTTGAAACTAAAATTATCTTAGATGTAAATTGGGTATTTGATTTTTGGGATAACTCTGCCATGTGTAAAGGATAAGGAAAACAATTTGAGGCTCGAATAATCTCAAAAAGTTCTATATTGGGATTAGATTGATTATCAACCATCTGTGAATAGTCATCAAAGACTGTCACAAATTGATTCTCATATCCATCCCAATATTCCTGCTCCGGAGATCTCATATAGATCAATGATTGCCATTGTTTAGCGAGATCAAACGAAGTATTCTCCTTTTCGAAGATTCCTTTCAGAATCTCCACTGCCATGGGGTAAGTTACTGACGATTTACCAACACCGGTTCCACCGGTAAGGTAAATAGTCACTGGGGGATTTCTTATACTAGCTCCACTACGTCTATGACTCTTAAAAGCTTCTAAAAGATTACCTAACTTAGTTACTATAGACCATACATTCTGGCGATATTTTGCATATTGTAATGATCGTGTAAACTTCAAGCC